CTCTTGATGGTATTAAGTCTCTCACTGATGCAAGGTTGCGCCTCAATGCGACAATCGCCTCCGGTCATAGTCCAGCAAGTTCAAGTCCCACCTCCGCCCCCGTCACTTATGCAACCACCAAAGACCAAGTTCTTGGAGAATGCACAGCAGCTTATACAGAAGTGGCAGGAGATGCTCAACAACTCAGCGACCAAGTAACCGGGTTGCAGAAGTATATTGGAGAGGTAGTTCAACATGGCAGCAAAGGGAAGTAAAGCTAAGTTTACCAAGGAGCAAGAGGATTACTTTTTTGAACGTGTCAACTTCCATGCCAAGGAGTTAAATCTTCAGGACTGGCATATAGGAAGATCCAAGAGGAGACCCAAGGACTGCATGGCTGATGTAGACATCTCTTGGGAAGACAAGACTGCTTCAGTAGCTCTTGGAACTGGGTGGGGAAATACCGAGATCAATGAAAAGACTCTCAATGCTACGGCATTGCATGAGATGCTTCATGTGTTCTTCAAGCCTCTTATGGAAGCTTGTGTTACTGGGAACCCCCTGTTGATGGCTAGTGCAGAGCACTCAGTCATTGCTGTATTAGAGAAGAGGTTTGGATGAACATACTCGTGTTGCCTGATGTGCAAGCGAAACCAGGAATCGACTTCAGCTACTTAACCAGGATAGGACAATACGCAGTACTCAAGAAACCGGATGTAATTCTCTGCATTGGAGACTTTGCAGATATGTCTTCCCTGAGTTCCTACGACAAGGGGAAGAAGGTATTTGAGGGTAGGAGGTTCACTCTCGATATTGAAGCTGCCAAGGAGGCTATGGACGCCTTCCTGAAGCCAATGCGAGAGTTCAATAGCAAGGCCAGGAGAGGAGGTAAGAAACAATACCAACCCAGGATGGTCATGTTACTAGGAAACCACGAAGAACGTATCAATAAAGCAACAAACGATGATGCTGTTCTATCGGGGTTAATGTCTATAGAAATGTTGGGATACAAGGAAGCTGGATGGGAAGTCTATCCTTTCCTTGAGGTTGTGACTATAGAAGGAATTGCCTTCTCCCATTATTTCCAGACAGGAGTGATGGGACGACCAGCCTCCAGTGCTCAGGTTCAATTGAACAAGAAGCATCAAAGCTGTGTCTCAGGACACCAGCAAGGGATGCAGATAGCTACAGGGAACAGGGCTGATGGATCTATGCTCATATCTATCATCTGTGGTTCTTGCTATGAGCATGAGGAGGACTACATGGGTCCGCAAGGCAATAAACATTGGAGAGGGTTCTTGGTTTTGCACGATGTACATGACGGGATATTTGACCCCATGTTTGTATCTCTTCGGTACATTAACAAGCGGTTCGCTAAAGATCAAGCCGCAGGTGCCACATCATCGTCCAAGTAGGTGCGGTGGAATACACCGTGATGGGAGTACATCGAATCCCCCTGGTGTGTTGAGTACTTTCCCTGGGAAGAAAGGAAAAAGCCCCCGTTTGGGGGCTTCTTTTTGGATGAGTAGAGCGTAGCGGATGTTTCTACTTGGCCTCCAAATTAAATGGGATCTCTACCACTTCCTTATAGCTACCGCATCTGCACCAGATGGTTCGGTAGGGTGATGTTCCCCAGAACTCCTCTTTGCATTTCTTGCATTTGTATAGCTTGCTGTTATTAGGAACCGCAGACTCCGCCTTTGGTGATGTCGCAAATATTGTTTTCTTCAAATACAACTCCTTTATGCTGTAGTGCCTCTTCGTAGCTCACTTCTGTAAGAGGCTGTCCTCCACGGCTTCCATCGGGATAGCAAGTGAAACCTCGAAGCCTTGGTGCGTATCGACTGAGACAATGAGAAAACCGCTCAACGTCGCTCTCTGTATTGCCTTTACTTCCCCATGCGGGTAGGTTAATTGTGCTAGAGATTGACATATCGACGTAATCCTGGACATCAGCTTGGAATTTAATTCTTCGCTCGTAGTCATGGCTCAACTTGTAAGCAGTGTCGATAGAGTCCGGTGGAAGGTCGTATTCTTTGATGAGGAGATCTGCGGTGGAGTCGATGACGAATTCGTACTTCCATCTTGTTCCATCTGTAAGATAACGGCGCTTGTAAGCGATAGCGAATAGTGGCTCAATACCAGTTGTAGTGCCTGCAAGAATGCCGATGCTTCCAGTGGGTGCAATGGCTCGATAGCCGACTGGATGACTGATAAACAATCGTTCACAGTGATCCTTTGCTGCTCGTTCTGATCCATCTTTGTACTCCTTTAGCCAAGTGTGTAGCTCTGGGGTTACTTCGTATTTGTATCCTCGCTGGAGTAGCCATTCGTGAATCCCCATGAGTCCAAGACCCAACCGTCTGTTTTTCTCTCTAACTTTATATACCTTGTCATAGGGAAGATCGGCACGCAGAGTGCCGCAGACGAGGAACTTAGAACCAAGACTGACGACGGCTCTAAATTCTTCAATTGATCCGATGTTCCCAAGGTTGATTGAACCAAGGTTGCACACGTCGCTGTCGTCTTCTGAAGTAACTTCAGTGCAAGCATTTCTAAGAGTTTCATTTCTTTTAGATCCAAAGTTGAAAGAGAATCCTGGTTCCCCAGTCATCATGGCTTGTTTACAGTTCTCCAGGAAGACTGGGTTGTTACTAAGAACCCCTGCATCATCATTATAGTTCACACTGATGTTGGTGTGGTCTAGAGGTGCTGGGGCATTGAAGTTGGTTTCTTTGGCTAGGCGCGTTTCAAGGGGCCAGTTCTTTGATACCAGAAACTGAGGCGTGTCTTCATGTTGCCAATCAAGCGAAGCATAAATAGCACTTCGACGGCTTCCTCCTTGCATAACACTTCGCCCGATTTCGTTAATTGCGTACATAAGAGGAATAGGTCCTGAAGAGACTCCTCCAGTTCGACTAAGGGTTTTTCCGGCAGGTCTAAGCCTTGTATAGTCAATTCCAATACCTCCACCAGTCATTAAACAAGACATCGCTCTCCAAGTGAGAGCACTCCATTCTTCCCTGGTATCCTCTTCTGCTCGAAGTAGGTAGCAGTTGTTATAGGCTTTGAATTGCCTACCAGCATAATACAAATACCTTCCTCCGGGGAGGAATTTCATTTCCTTGATGTACTGAGCTAGTTGTTTCATGTCTCCATCGGACATGAGCTTGTGGGTGGTTCCCCACCTAGTACCACAGACATCCTCTACAACACGATCTGCCAACTGATCCCAGGAATCATCGGGACCCTGGGCATACTTGTTCCTAAAAACATTACGAGAAAAAGAAGTCTTGAATCTTTCCATACCATTCCTTTTGTGACAAAAAGGCCACCGCAATGGGTGGCCTTGGTTGGGTTGTTGTTTTTGTTTGCTTACTTGCAGATTGCTTTCTTTACCTTCTTGATTAGTGTGGGTTTGTGATGGGGCTTTGGTGCTTCGCACTTGGGTTCCTCCTTGGGAGGCACGGGAGCCGGGGGATAGATCACCTGGATGACAGGCGGAGGAGGCGGAGGATGCTTGATATCGTGGCACTCTTTTGGAGTCAGATCAATCATCTCCACGTTACTGGGAACAAAGTCAGGGAGCTTACGCTTGAGCATCAGATCTTCGATTTGTTTTGCTGAGGCGTATTGGCAATTCTCAACCTTTTCATTGCGGATCGCAATAAGGGTGCAGTCCGATACATCGGTCGTACCACTTGCTTGCGAGAAGAACCCCCAACCCACAGACATCGCCTGCTGTGTAACTTGAGCAGAACACCCAGAGATGGCCGCCATTGGTGGGGTGAAGACTGGAGGAGCGATAGAGAGAGACCACGCATTTCCGTTTCCAATTCCCCCAATGGTAGCCCCGCCCGCTTGAGCATTTGCTGCTGACGTTGCATCGCTGCCAGCCGACGCCGAAGAATGCGACGAGAGGGTTTGGGTTTGAGTGAGGGCACTCGAAGCTTTGGAAGTAGCTTGTAGTTCATTGTTCAGCTTGTTGTTGACAGTGTTGTCAACAGGGATGTTGTAGGTTGGGGCTAGAGGAACATACGGAGGAGGAGGTGGTGTCTTAGCACCAGTCGCTTGAGCAGCAGTTCCAACGCAAAGAAGTACAGCAATGGCAATGGGTTTCAATGTCATTTTTTAATCCTAGTGGGTTTGGTTAGAGGTGATCCAGAGCAGGATCAAGATGAGCATAGCACAAATTATGCCAGCCCCTGCTCCAAAAGCAATACTGAGCCAAAGACTTTTCATTCTTCAAGACTCACCATCGTATCGAAATAGTGGGAAAACAACAGAAAGCAGATTGATGCTACATATTCAGAGTTGAACATGGAGATGAAAGAAAGGATCAAAAAGCCCCAAGATGCTACGGTGGCTAGTATTCCAACAATAGCAAACACATTCTTCATCAAGTTTCTCCGTGTAGTGGAAGTGCATCCCAGAGGATAATATCAGCTTGTAGTTCGGGAGTAGTCCTATACCACTTATCTCCTATGAAAGTAATCCAATCAGCAGGAGTCCAGGCCGCAGTAGGACCAGGAGGCACTGAGAAAACATAGGTCCAACCAGTCTCTTCTCCCAAAATAGTCCTACATTTGGTATCGAAGTCTGGTTGTTCCTTACTCATCGTGCTTGAGTCCTGTAATCATGTAAGACAACAGAAGGAAATAGATACCAGAAAGGGTATCTCCTGCAAGGGTTCTCCAGAGACTAATGAGAACCCCGCAAGTTACTAGTATCGCAACAATCACGTTGTAGAAGATGTGGTTCATTTCTGACTCCAAAATCTAGAGATCCTCTGGAGGAATGTAGGACGGGGAGGAGGCTCCTCAACAGGAGGAGGAGCACTCCAATTCAGGGAGTCAATAGCTCGATTCCTTCTCATGGCATCCACCTGTTCTTGGAGACTGAGGATACGGGCTTCTGCACAATCCAGAAGTTCTTCTAGCTGCGTAATGGAACTATCCCATTCCAACTCATCCTGTACTTCAGGAAAGACTTCAAACAACCTAGCTACTGCTTGTTCAACTGCTGTCTGGTACTTACTCTTAGCCATTTTGCTTCTCCGTTGTGGATTGTTTCACATCAAGGGCTTTACCCCAACCATAAGTACCTGCTCCATAAGCCAGGAGAGCGAAGAAGTATTCAGGAGAGTACTCCTTGAACACCACAAGCTTCCAGGATATGAGGCAAGCACAAACACCAACCATGACATTGAGAAATCTTCCGGTTGAGACAATCCCCCTATCATCACTTACGAGAGCTAGAAGAAACTGCTTCATTTTAGTTGGGAACATCAGTACCAGTCTGGGCAACTTGAATCCAGTTCGTACCATCGTAGTTGAAGGTTACTGATCTGTTGTTGCTGTTAGCTGGATTGGTAAAGGTTGCTTTCTTGAATACAGCATCCCAGGTAAGAGTACCCATAGCACCACCAGAACTATTCTTGATGGTGAAGGTAATGGACTGACCTGTAGCTGCGTTACTAGGAGCATTGATGGTAAATCCAACACCATCGGTTACTGTAATAATGAACCAATTGGCTAGGGCAGCATTAGGTGTAATGCTAGTGCTATACGTTGGGGAGTTCTTTAGTCCAACATACACCTTGTTGGTGAGAGTCTGGGCACCAGTAAGGGTAGCTGCACCAAGATTAGCCACTACAGCAGCAGCGTTCGCTGGAGCTACGCCTCCAGTTCCTAGAGCCCTATAGACAGTGTTGTTGACATCCTGAGCCCAAGCTGCAACCAGGACAGTAACAGCATCAGTAAAGGTCGTATCAGCCATGATTAACCCAGGATAGTATTAACTACTACCACACCAATAAGACCACCAGCAGCAGTAGCCAGGAAGTCTGCAATCTCAGCAGTATGAGTAGCTGGATGGAAGTAGTCATAGACTTCTTTGAGAAGACCAATCACTGCCGCAGCACCTACACCCATGAGCATACGATCCGAAGATGTAGCTACAGGAAGGTAATGATGAACACCCACATAAGTCAGAGCACCAATAGCTACCCCAACAGCAAGGTGTAGAACTTTATCAATTGGAATAGCCATTGGATTCTCCTTTAATCGTCGCGTTCTTTGTGGTCTTTGTCGTCTTTATTGTGCCCGGAGTCCCGTGGGGGCTTGGGGGGTCGGCGGCGGAAACGTCTTGCACGCTTCATTTGAAAGCGCGCTCTCCTGTGTTCCTTGGGTTGTAGATACCTGGAAGCACACTGTGCTGCCCGAAGCCAATCCAGAGCTTACCGTGAAGGTCGTAGAAGTAGCAGCACCTACCTTGGTTTTGGTCGTGGAACCCTGTGCTCCTTGGTAGACGTTATATCCCAACGTACCAACGATGGGAGTGCCATCGGTGTAGGTTGTGGGAGCAGTCCAGGTAAGGACGGCTGTATTAGCTGCCTGGGCATTAGCCACAATGGGAAGTGCCAGGATGAGGAGAAGCTTTTTCATTGCTGGAATCCTTTGAGTTGAGGAATGTTGTTCATTATGAACGTAGCCCAAGTTTTTTCATCAACGAAGAGGCAAGCATCGAGGCCCTGCTTTTCAGCCCACTCAAGATAAGTGGTGTTTGACTTCTTAGATAGTTTTTGATCTCGTTGAAAGACATATAAGATCCTTATATCTGGGTATTGTTCTTTGATTAGCAGGGCTTTCTTTCTGTCCGCTGCTGTCCAAAGGCCCTTGGTTTCGATGTAGATGTTCTTAGTAACAGTGAAATCAGGGGTATAAGTATGAACCTTTTCCGGGACAGTATATTTTATCTTATCCTGCTCGTAAGGTAACACCCACCCCAGATCTTTTGAGGCTTCTTGGAACTTTTTCTCCAAGCCACTCTTGTAGGCGGCCTTGTTGTGTTTTCTCATTTACAGGCTCTCGCCGAGTGGCGAGACCCTGTTTGTTGGGGGGTTCTCGCCGGGGGCGAGTTGTGGTGGCCGCCATTCATCGTTTTCCTTTTGCCAGATGTAGAGGAGCCTCAAGTTGAGGTGGTATCGTTCGTCGTCATTATAGAGTTCCCGGCAAGCCTTGTAGTACTCCTCGGGAGTAGAGAGGCCCTCCAGGGCTCTACCAGCCTTGACAGGCCCTAGACCATCTACCCCCTTGATATTGTCTCCGCGGTCTCCTATGAGGCTCTGGAGATATAGCTGCTTGACTCCCTCTTCGGGGGTTACTTCCCGGAATTCCTTCTTGACCCAATTGTAGTGCTTTCCTGGGATCTGAAGAAGATCCTTGTCTATGGAGCATAGAATAGTGGAACCTCCTATTTTATCCTGCTGGATACCTAGCTCGTCGTCAGCTTCCTTGCCTTCGATGATTTGAGCTTTATGCTGGCTCATCAGGAAATCCCGGCAGGCTTGCCAATGGGTAGGACGGCTATCAGGTCTATTGGCTTTATAGCTTTCAGCTATCTCCCTTCGGAAGTTACTAGTACCAGTAAGATACACGGAGTAGGAGTCAGCCTTGGTATCAGCCAGGATATCCAGGATAGTCTGGTCAGCCCTAGCCAGGGCTATCCAGGGTTCTTCTTTCTCGGCTGATGCTGCTGCTCTGTAGACAACAATATCACCGTCAATTAGGGCTCTCATTTATATAACCAGTCTTTGAGTTTATTGTTCCACCACTCCATAAAAACTGTAATAAGAGGAAACGTAAATGCTATGGTAATAGACATCACCATAACAACTGCAAAAGAAGTAAGAACTATCAAAAGAAAGTCAAACATAAAGAAAAGCCGGGAGGATTAGTCCCGGCTTGGTTGGTTACGATTAGGCTGTCTCTGCTGCCTTGGCTACTGCTTCCGCAGTCTCCGCTACAGCTTCTTCCAGGTCGATATCCCCGGCTGTATAGGCTTCAAACTTCCTAGCCAGAGCAATGATGACATTGCAAGAGGATTCATCCATTGTGAATGGCTTGCCTCCAAAAGCAGCAACAAATGTTTCTACAGCTCTTTCTAGAGCATTTCTACGAACAAGAGCACGTTCACCATGAAGGGGCGGAATAGGAAAAACTTTTTCTTCTTTGTTATAAGAAGTTCCTGACTTAACAGGAGCAGGAATAGGTACAGCAGCCCCCGGCACATGAACTGGTGCAGAAGACTTAGCCACGATATTCACCGCCTTAGTTTCCAAGCCATAAGTACCAACAGTACCGTCAAAATCGACAGAATAACCAATCTCAACTCCTGGGTTCTTGAAACCACACTTGATCCACTTACCACCCACCTTGATGGAATAAGTGGGCTTAACTCCAAACTTG